TCTGTAATATAGACTGAAGACCTGTTAATTCTCTTGCTTGTACAGGATAACCAGGCTTGAAAAGAATCTTTTGATAATTGTCACTCGGATCAAAATCATCAAAATATGGTGAAACATTAAGGTTGGTTTGCTGGGCCATAGTTAGTTAGAACTGTAATATTATTTTGACATCTTCTTTTTGATTGGAAGATCGTGTAATTGATGGTCTGTGATCAACATAAATCATATTTCCAGAATACTTATCAACCTCTGGATTAGAAACTCCCTTAGTAAATGATTGACCAAGGTAGTATGTTCTATTATTTAGAGTGGTAGAAAGACCTGAGAATGATGTGCTAATTGATAAATTAGAACTACCACCCACAATTGTTACACTTCCACCAGCAGCTGGTTCAGATGTAAATCTTGTGGTGTTATAACTTGGAACGTTTGCGTCTAGATGAGTAGGTGTTAACGCTGTGCTGATACCACTTGATCCTGCAGTAGCAAAACCAGCAATGGTTCTATCCTGCCAATATTTTAAAACACCAGTTGTTTGATCATAAGAAATTACTCTTCCAACGGCAGTTTCACCTGTTCCTACGGTTTGACTTATAAAGTCATCTGCCGTAAATGTCACAGAACTATACCCAGTTCCAGATAGTCTTAAAGCATATGCAGCACTTGCTTTATCTAATGTAAGTATTTCATTAGAGTTAAATGCTTTGGGGTTTTCTAAAATACCAA